GCAATAGTTCTAATTCTTTCCAAAGGTTCTTCCCCTTCACTCAAATACCCTCTACGAAGGAAGGTAATTGACTCTTCATTAATCCAATCAAATGCTTTTCTATTTTCCATTTTCTTTTTGTATCCTTATTAAAATAAATCGTTTGAGGTGATTGACTTCGCTTTCTTACTGTAATTAATACTTCTCTTATTAAAGAAGTCTGTATGTTTTGTAGTTAGAATTTCGTCGTCAAACCATTCTGTTGTTTCTAATATAGTATCGTTAATTTCAAAGATATTATCAATACCTATAGAGTTTAATGATAGATTAAATCTATTTTTAATAAACTCCAATGTTTGGTTTTTTGTTAGGAAGTCCATATCTCCCTTTTCAAATATCCAGTTTACAACCTCCATCTCAGCTTCATAAGCTTCTTGTGTAGATATGATGAGGTCTTCTACCAATTCATCTGTCCACCACTCAGGGTTTTCTTCTTTGATGAGGTTTACCAAATCAAATCCAAATTCTGCGTGGATGTTTTCTTCTTTTGAAGTTGCTTCAACTGCGTTACTAATACCTTTTAACATATTCTTATGTTTGTTAAATGACATAATAACCAAGAACTGAGAGAATAGTGATACATTCTCAATAAACATTGAGAAGAGGACTACTGACTCAAAGTATTCTTTGTTTTCAACCGCTTTTGAGTTTGTGATTGCCTTTTCCAAATACTTAATTCTTCTACGAATTGCGGGAACTTGTAATAAGTTTTCAAACTCTCCGTTTAATCCCAACAACTGAATAAGGTGAGAATATGCATCCGCGTGTCTTACTTCAGACTCAGCAAATGTTGCCCCCACATTTCCAATTTCAGGTTTTGGCATTCTCTTATATATGTCTCCCCAAAATGATTTAACCGCAATTTCAATTTGTGAAATGGCAAGCATCGCTCTCTTCAATGCAGTTTTTTCAACATCATTCAAATGAACTTTAAAGTCCTGAATATCTGAAGTGAAATTAAACTCCGTATGGACCCAATAAGAATGTCTGATAGCATCCACATACTCATTTAGGTTTGGGTACTCGTATGGTTTTAAATTTGTTCTCTTTGCAAAGATATTTCTTCTTCTCTTCGCACGGTATAGGATATATTCTTTCGCCACATCATTCAATCCATTATCCATCAATTTGTTTTCAACCATGTCGTGAACATCATCAACATGAGGGATACGGTCTTTGTTATTTCTAAACAAAGCCTTCGTAGAAATTCTTGCAATTTTTTCAGCCATCTCATCATCAACAGCATCAATACTATTCATGGCTTTTAAAACCGCCATTTCAATTTTATCTACCTCAAATGGTACTTTTGTACCCGTTCTCTTTACGACATAGCGTATATCACTCTCATTATTATTATATAAATCTTCCATTTTTAAATAAATTTGTGGGGTTTATTGTCTATTTTCCTTCTGTTTTCTCTTCTCCAAAAGTTCCTTAATCCTTTCTCTGTTTCTTTCTTCTTTCTGTTCTTCAAGACCCAAGAAAGTGACACTTTGTTCTGTATCAATTTCCAACATCTCATTATCAAACTTACAGTTTTCAAAAACAACACCATCCTTACCAATACGAGATTTGGTAATTGCGATGGTTGCAAGGTTCATCTCCTTTTGTTGTAGAGATTTGGCAACAGATATAATTACGTGACCGACTTGGGCTTTCTTAATAGACCCACCCATTTGGTCTGTCGTAACAACCTCTGATGAGATTGAGTTTCTGTTACCTTGAGTCGCAGTCCAACCGACCAAGTTAAGTTCGTGGTTCATCGCCTCAAAACTTCTCATAACGGAACCTTCGCTCTTCCATTCGTCACCCAAATTTTTGTCAGGAACTACACAATCAATGTAATCCAAAACAACCATGTCTATCTTAGTTCCTTCCGCCATCATTTTACGAATCTGATTCTTAATCTGATTCATTGTCAAAGTGTCAGATGGTAACTTTTTTAAGATAAGTTTATTGGGTGCATTTTCCTGAATGTCTCTAACTTTTGCAAGGACTTTATCCTTGTGCATTGATAACAAATCAGGTGCGATTTGAGTCCATAAAGTGAAGTGCTTTCTCTGAATAATTTTTGGGTTGTCCTCAAAGAAAATTTGTAGAACATTGTAACCCAAGTTAAATGCATGGTTGGCAATTTTTGTCAACAACGTTGACTTACCAACACCTGTCGGAGCGAGGACAACACCCAATTCCCCTTTTGCTATACCACCCTTTAACAGGTTGTCAATTCCGGGAATTCCCATAGGGATAGGATGTCTAAAGTCTTCTTCCAACACTTCATCCAAATTAGAGAAAACATCAGCAGTACCAGCATCAACCTCACCGACCTGAAGGGCTTCACGAACCATTTCTTCAAGATGGTCATAGCTTTCAAAATCACCTTTATCTATGATTTTCTGTGCTTTAACCATAACTTTTTGTAGTTCCTGTTGTTTGCAGAACTTCAAAGCCTTTTCCTGAACAAAGGTCTCACCTTCAACGGGAGCGTCCTTAACTTGTTCAACCATATCCAATACCATCTTCTGAGCCATCGGTGATGACACTTCAGATTTAACAAGTTGTTCCAATGTATTATATGAAGGAGTATGCTCGTATTTTATGTAATACTCCTTAACAATTTGCATAATCAACTTGAAATATTGATTGTCAAAGTACTTGGGCTCGATTACATCAACAATAGACGCTGCAAATTCCTTATAAAGAATGATATTGTTGAGTAATTGTATTTGAAATGTGTTTCCGAGGTATCCAAAATTCTTTTCCTTTGACATGCTTAATAGTTTTCGTGTTTGACTGTTTTAATAAATATGCTCAACCCAACTTATAATCCATAAATTCGCATGTCAATTTGTCAGTTGAGAACACTTCGGTGAGTGACTTTAAGACACCCTTTAAGTGAGGACGCACATCAACTGTATAACGGACTTTGGGTGGGTAAATTTTGCCATCCCATGTCTGATGAAAAATGGTATCATCACCCAACTTGATGAAGATGTTAAAGTATTCATCATCGTCAGTCATAGAGGTTTCCAAAATCATGGGGTCTGCCATAATCTGAAACTCGTTGTCCAACATATAAGAAACCGTCTTCATCTTCAAATCATTATGAATTGTGTTTTTGATGTCATTAACAGTGTCATACAAGTCCATACTATTTCTAGTATCTCCGTTGTAACCTTTAACATTGTAATAACGCTGAACAATGATGTTGTCATTCAATGTCAACAAAAACTCCATCTTCGTAATGTCATTTTTTTCCTTACTCATTTTTTTAAAATTTTAATTAGTTTTTGGTTTTTTAAATCGTCTTTTTTCTTTTCTCGTTAGTTTCATAAATGGGGTGAGAAAGTAAACCCACGCGTTGTCTGTTTTTGGTAAATACTTAAAAATTCCATCGTTCATCATCATCCTCATAAGGTTTTGATATCCCCTTCCCTCAGGGTCTATATCCTCTTCGTAATAAAGTTGAACGAGTTCCTTTGCTTCTTCTGTTAACAAAGGTTCAGAAAGGTCCACGAGTTGTTTGTTGATAACATAAAACTCTTCTCCATATACCCCTCTCTTTGTTTTCCCTGATAACAAGTTTTGTAATGCTCTGTTGTCTTTATCATCTTCGTGTAGTTTTTCACCTTTTTGTAAAATGTCGTCAACAGAGACTACGGAGTCAAGTATCTCAGGAAAAAGTTTTGAAAAAGTCTTTTCACCAAAGTAGTAGATACCGTCAATATTATCTGATTTATCACCAGATATAATTTTAAAGGTAGCAACATTTTGGTGGGGGATTGAAATATCTTTCAGTTTGACTTTATCCCCATTTTTAATCATTTGTTTTTGGGACGGAGAATAAATTTGCACATTCTCAGAGATGAGTTGTGTTAAGTCTTTATCCGCAGAGAATATCGTTTTGTGTTCGTCCAAAGAGATTTGACAGTAGTAGGCAATCATATCATCAGACTCGTTACCATCTACCACCACCTGACGAATAAACATCTCCTCAAGGTATTCTTTCACTCTGTTGAGTTGCCAATCAAATGATTGTTTTTGAATATCGTTAAGTCGGTTGTATCGTCTGTTCTCTTTGTACTCCGCAAATATTTTTTTTCTCTGAACGGAGTTGTCATCTCCGTCCCAAAAAACAATTACCTTATCATAGTTGTATTCGGAAATAAATTTCCGCAAGGTATTCACAAAGTGGTATATACCTCCAATGTGATTACCTTTATGGTAATATTCACGAACCCCGTGATAACCTATCTTAAATAGGTTGTTTCCGTCAACTAATAAGGTTTTTGTCACAACGCATTTATATCAAAGGTTCCACCGTCTTCTTCTAATTTGAAATCACCACCGGTTCCGATGACTTCTTTCCAATACTCAGATTGCTCTGACTTATACTGCTCAATAGATTTCTTCTCCTCAGCAGAATCTTTACCTGCCAAGAATCCGTGTGCGGTAACAAGAATTTTACCATCTTCATACCCCAATCCATTGATGTGATTTTTAAGTACAGAAACCTTTGTACGCGTTGCGAATTTCACTTTTCTCTTATCCTTAACCGCCGTGATTTTACTTGTTCCCGCACCTTTCTGATTACCGAACAAAAAGACCAAAGATGAGTTCAACCAAATGGCTTCACCACCCTTAGCTTTAATCTTCGGTTGACTGAACGGATTGTCAGGAAGTTCAACCCACGGTTGGTTAACAATAACCAAAGTGTTTTCAAATTTTGAGTCCGACCTACGTGAACCTGAAATTCGTTGGTTAATACCCATACCAATCTTATCGGCAAGAACGGCAGCGTTGTGTTGCTTACCACCCTTACCTTCGTAAGTCATCTTACAAGGTACAGAACCAACAGAGTCCCATAGGAACAACAAGTCGTACTCCAACTCCCCTTTCTCTTGGGAGTCCAACAAATTATTTATAAACTCAGTAATTTGTTCAATATACTCAAAGTCGTTATTAAAGATGAAGAACCCGTCCCAATCAAGTTCACCCGTTTCTTCATCAACAACTTCTTCACAGTCAAAACCCATAAGTTTTGCGTGGTCAAAAGACCATTTTTGTTCTGTGATAATAAACACAGGAAGGATACCCTTCTTCTGTGCATCAACCGCAGCTTTTACTAACGCAGTAGTCTTACCCGTGTCCGAGTGACCCAAGAACATATTAATATGCCCCATAGCCGGACCTGGTACCCCTACCGCATCCAAAAATTCAGAACCCAAGTCGTAAAACCTCTGAGGTTTGAATTTAGCAGAAGAAGAGAACTTCTTCTTTATGTCTTTAAAACTATTCTTTTTAATTGCCATTGTATTTCTGTTTTTTCGTTACGAGTTTTTCGTAACGAACTTTTCGTCATGAAAAAGATGGGAGAGCATTACACCCTCCCATCTGTAGGTTTTGGTTTTTAGAAAGGAAGGTCCTCATCAACCTCCATCTCTTCTTGGGGGTCCTTAGTTTGCTCCTTAACAGTTTCCTGTTTAGGAGTAGAACCTCCAATTGTTTCTGTGGTGTCGTCACCATATACGAACTTCTTAAGTTCAGAATCCCATACAGGTGTTTCACCACGAGCGACAGCTTCCAAGTATTCTGTAGGTCGCTGAGCGTATACATCACTCCAAGTCATCTCATCTTCCATCCACTCCTTCATCAAATCTGAGTCTTCACTCAAAGGACATGGGTCGTCATACATGATGGTCTGAACGATGGTGTACTCAATACCTGAGTTAGTCTTAGATTTTGCCAACTCAATAATCAAATCACGACCTTCGTTAGCATCGGTGATATCACCTTTTGCTCTCCAAATCGGAATGATTTTATCAAGGATACCTTCTTGTTTGTAGTTATCCTTAAACCGCCAAAACTTAACTCCATCTTCTTCATTGTCGCGGTCAACAAGTTTTACAATGTAGAATTTACGAGGACGATATTGCATCGCGAGCTTCTTATCAGACTCTTTACCCGTTGACATCAACTCTTCGTAGACCTCAGTCAAAGGTGAACGCTCACCATCGTTTTTACCTGGGTCATAGAGTTTAACCCATTTTCCGTCAACTTGGACTTCGTGGAACCATACCTCCTTAAATGGTGATGAACCATCTGATGTAGGTAGGATACGAATACGAGCCTGTCCTGATTTAGTCCCCTTAGGGAGATAAGTTGTGAAATACTTCTTCAACCTCTCTTCTTGTGACATTCCGTCACCATTACCACGAGATGTGGTGTTCTTTTCGTACTGTGCGAGTACCGCGTCGAGTGCATTTGCCATTTTGTTTTTCTTTTATTCGTTAAAATTTTATCTGTTACTCAAGTAAAATATAACAACGAAAAACAGTAAGTCAAATCACAACAAAAAAAAAAGACCGTCTTACGACAGTCTTTTATTCCATATTCCGATATACGATATTTACATTCTTTCTTCGTCCTCAAACGGTCTGTCGAAAGATTTTTTAATATCTCCGTCTGAATAGTTTTCAACTTCATCACTTGTTAAAATATATTCATTTTTACCTGTTTTTTCAAACTCTTCTTGCTTGTCAACAAAAAAGTCACTTAGTTTTTGATTAAAGGGGTAACTATCCAAACTTCTTAGTTGTAGTTTTTCTTCTGGTGATTTTTGTCGATATTTTTCAACTTTTTGTTCCAAGTCGTTAATCTTGTTTAAGATAGTATCCATCTCACCTAGCTTAGATGTTAAATCTTCTAATTTACTAAACATCCCCTCCATGTACTCGTCTTGTTTATCTGAAATATCTTTTTGTGTTGTTACTAATTCTGTAACATCCAATTCTTCTGTACCTCCTTCATCTGTCATTGTTTCTTCATCTTCGTCACCAACGACTTCTACATCTGGGTCTGTTTCAACATCTACAGGTTCAGGAACTTCTTCAGTTGCTGTGTCATCACCTTCAGGTGCCGGTGGTAATTCATCTGTGGTTTCTTCACCACTATCTTCTCCAGGTAATGAAGGTAATTCTTCCTGTTCTTTGATATAATTGTTTATTTTATTATATCTTTTTACTTCTTCTAATAGTTTTTTTTCCAATGACATCTTATTAAATATTTTTAACCGTTCAATAATGTCTTAACACCTGATGGTGTTTCGACTCTAAGAGTTTTATTTAAATTCATAGTATTGTCCACTCTTTCAATTAAACCATCTCTCATTCTAACTGTATAACAATCTCCAGTGTCTAAATCACACACTTCTTTATAACCATTACCACGGTCTGTTTCCGTTAGTCTTGCATCTTTTTGTAGATAATTATCTAATAAATTTTTTATATTCATATCTCTTTTTTTATATAAATATGTTGTTTATTGTGAATATTCAAATATCCCCTCTACTAACAACAGAAGTAAATAATGATAACCACTTATCATATTCTTTTTTGTATTCACTATTACTATCTATTTTACCTTTAACTTCTGTATAAACTTCAGATACAGTACCGTCAAGCGAATCAATTTCATAGATATTTGCCATATATGTTATCGCCAAAGTTTTTGCCATTACATTAGTACTAGGTGTGGTTAATGGGTCGTTTTCAATGTAATCATATAATCGGTCCATAAAAATTCCTATTGGGTTAAATGTACTGTAAAGATAATTTAAACAATCTGTTATATCATTAAATGATGCTATCGGCATTATTAATTCTCCGTTTTCTATACAAGTTTGAGAGTTAAAATAGGTTGCCCTGTTTACTGGTTGTACTTTCTTGGTTGTTGGTAGATTAATTAAATTGTTATTATAACAATCTTCTCTTAACGCTTTATTGAGTGTTGCGACTCCATATATAAATGTCTTAGTCTTATCACTATAAAATGTTTTACTATTTAAGTAGTCTATCACTTCCTGAGCCCTAACCTCTGTCTTAACTAAATCAACAAAGTCTTTATTTTCATATGATGTAATTGATTGACATTTTTCAACAGAACCTTGTTTTATCTTACCTAAATCCGAAGTAGAAATAGTATTAGTAGTTCCTCCCGTTTTTAGATTATCATCTATCTGTCTTAGTTTTTTAGTATAAGATTTTAATATTTCTTTATTAACACTCATTACTAATTTATCCGGTGGTGATAAAGCAAACTTAGGTATTCTAAGACCACTAAAGTTTGTATTAAACCCTCTATTAGTAATGCTATGAGCGACATTCATAATCATATAAGGACCGTAAAACAATGGTACATTGGTTAAGTTAAAATACATAGTTGGTTGTATCATCGCGTTACCTAATGTTTGTACCTGACATGTATAACTTCTAGTCCTATAAAAATTATATAAAGATTGTGATTGTTGAGCAACTTCTTGTCCTGTTGCCTGTTGTCCTAACCCCGCCAAAACTTGGAATGTCGGTCCGATGTTTCTATGTTGGTTCATATCTATAGAGACGGAGTTAAACACCCCTTGGTTTCTTTTTCCGAAGTCGACTTGAAACCCGACACATCTATTACTATCAGAATAGTTCGTTTTATTTTCCTGATTTTCTCTAAGTGGACATGTGGAAGGATTTGTTATATCAAAAGCGTCGTCTCCTCTCCTTGCGTTTGGATTTTGCCCCATTCCAAGATTAACTGATGGTTGTCCAACATATATCCCTAACATTCTCGGTCTACTATCTCTAGTGTCGACTTCCATAAACGTACCAAATAAATCATTGGGGATGTCTTGGGGTACAGGTAATCCTTCTTTGACTCTTTCATCTCTACCGTAGAAGTTTGTGTATGCGGGTGTCGGCATAAATAC